AAGCATTGTAGATATTCCCCTACCTGACCACATCGCCCTAGCTGGTGCTAACTCCCCTGTTAATGCTTTGCGCCTTTCCGAAGCAGACACCAGTGCTCCATACGCCAAACGCAGTTTTTCAGCCCAACTCTCATACGTCCCTGCTACATCAAAAGCACCATATCCTGATTTAGCCAACTCAAGCCCATATCTGGATTGAAACCACGCAGTCCAAGGTCTGGAGGCTCCAGGAACTTCCGTCTCTGCCATTATGCGTCCAAATTCAGGTGCTCCAGCTCGTGCCTCTATTCCAGCCAATTCCCTTTCTGGCATAAGAACCTCTCCAGGCACACCTGGCACTGACTCCGCCCCAAACTTCCACGGTTGTGAATTTACCTCTCTGTAAAAAGGTAAGGTTTGTATAGATGTTCTCTGCCTGATTAGATTGGCAGTTGCGGACAATACATCCTCCGCTCCTTCCCCAGTTATCTCCCCCGCCTCCTCTCTAAGGGAAAGGTATGTATCCAACATCTTAATATGGGTTGCAGCCTGTTGCTTGTAAAGTTCCTCTCCCGCTATAACTCTTTTCTTCTCTGCTGCTGTGGGTTCAAGGTCAGGGTCATAACCAGGGGCGAGCTCGGGCACAGTAGGGTAGACAGTTTTCAGCCAAAAGCCCTCGATTTCCTTTACTTTTTCACTGCCAACCTGTGCTACCAAGTCAGCATATTCCATCCTGTAGTTTTGTAATATCCAGGAGTGAAATATCTTAACCATTCGGTCAGTCCACATCATATCTCCATTTGACATTATCCGCCCCCTAATGCAAGGTTTGTAGCACTTGATGGTCCCTGCCTAGCCATATATCTCTCTTGGATAGAGTTCCAATAGTCTAACGAGCTCATCTCCCATCCACTCAAAGATTTAGCATTAGGCTGATTAGTATTAGGTTGAGACGCCCTCGGATATGACCAATGGAGAGCATTCCTCTGCCGTTGATAGTGATATGGCTCACTTTGCCTTAACAACCTAGCTTCTGTATTATCCATTACACTCCTTGTGGTGGAAGTTCCTCAACAGCAGGAGGGGGTGTGCCTTCTTGAGTTGCTTGTTCTGCCTCAACAGCATTCATCATCTTTACTAGTGACTGGGCAGCTTCGGCATCACCTTCCCCACCTCGCTTCATCAAGGCTTCTACGGCTCGCTTCATAGCTCCAATCGGACTATGCTCGAACATTTCAATAGCTGACAAGTCCTGTAATCCTTTCGGGTCGGGGAACTTCAGGATATATTCCCAGATATACCCTTCAGGCACACCCAGCCTCTTTGCCATATCTGCTACTTGGTAGGTATCTAGTTGCGTCCAGGGTGTTTGAGCAATGAATTCCACTTTGATAATATGAGGTTTCTTGATATCAATCGGCTTCACTTCAGCCTCATAATATTTACTCTTCAGTTCTGTTTTTACTTTTACCTTTATCCCGCCTGCTACAAGCTGCTCCTCCATCAGTCGGCAAATATCCTGATAGAAGTAGGATAGATTCCTTAACTGTGGATTGAATATCTTATTCCCTGCCTCCTGTGCCAGACTATAGAGCGTCCCGCTTTTAACCGGGGGCTGGTTAATTGGTATCTTAGGCAACAACCCACTTTCCACTTGGTCACTGAGCCAACCCAGCATTGAGGTAACGGTAGGAGATATTTCCTTCATTGGAGACGGTTCCAGCCTATTCTTCCCCATCACCAGTTCTATTACACCACCAGGAACATTTGTCGTACTAGGAACAGTTGCCCCACCCTCAGCCTTATAGTTTATCAATGCCTGATTAGCCATTAAAGCAGCGTGTGAAGCCACTATTGAGGCAAATCTATTCCTTATCGCATTTATCCCCCTGATGGGGGCAAGCAGACTTTCACCATAACCTGCCCCATCGTCCCCAGCTACAGGAGGGCGGGTAGGAACAGGGGCAATTACAAAAGGCATAGAGGGAATTTCGACTATCTCCTCATTCTTAACGAATTTGTTATCACATATTACGGCATTGGTCATTTTCCCTTCTTCTTCAAACTTCCACCAATCAAGGACTTCGTTATCCTTTTCCTTTGAAGCCTTGAAGCCGTGTTCGTCCAGAAGGAGAGCTTTAGACTTGAATATCTTATAAGCCACCCACAAGAAACCGTCTGCACCAACCTCATATACTAACTGCCGTGGGTCGAGGTTTAAGAAGTCAAAGATAACATTCTTCCCTTGTTTATAGACCAGTATTCTGGCAGCAGGTCCGCCTCGTATCCCCGAATGCCACAAGGCTGCTTCCCTGAACGGGAGAAGCACCTGTCGCCTAAGTCTTTCATCAGCTTTATCAAAGGCGAATGTCAACAAACGCTCAAGTTTAGACACCTCTTCCCTGTCCTCGCCTTGCTCTGTCTCTGCCATACGAACCATTATTTGCCTACTGGCAGAAGCGAGGATAGAGATTACATCATCACAAGACCTTCGAGGCTCATTTGAGATTATTTCTATATCGTTAGTATGTTCCTTTGTCTTTGTCCCGACTGTTCCTTTATCTTCGCCACCCTTATTCTTCCATATTTCAAAGTCGTCATCCATCCTTTTCCATCGTGGCTTAAAAAAGGGTTCTTTTGCCGTAACTTTCTCGGTTATTTCGGATGCCTTCATCATCTACCTCCATACAATTTTACCATACCTGCTTCCCACCGACATAGAGTCTCGCTTTGATTTCCCCAAGTGCCTCATCCCAAACAGCAACCACCAACTGAAGTGCGGTAATAGTATCACCATGTGTTGAGCCGGTTGGCTGAGGATTCCCCTTAACCCATTGATATTCAGTCATTTCTTTTACCATCGGCCTAAATCGCGTAAGCAAGCTGCTATTATTCACCAATTCAATCAACTTAACGGTAAGCTCACGCTTAACAGGTTGAGTCATTGCCCAACCTGGCTTCTCACTCAACTTATCACCCATCTTCCCTTTTTTCATTGAGTGATAGAGATTAGGATACCCCAACGCCACCAGCTTATCAGCTACCGCTTTTCCGATACCGATATTATCGAAGTTAATCAAGCAGTTATAGTACTCTCTGCCTAGTTTATCACATTCATAGGCGAAGCTATCTGTTCCCACTGTATTGGAGTAGATAACTGCCGCCACTTCAGCCTGAAGTCCCCGCCTACCGACTATAGTCATCACAGAATAATCCAGCCCGACTCCCTCACCTACATCAATCCCTGCTAGGTATTTAGTCCCTACCTGTGGTGGATGGAAGATATGGATGAATCCTTCCCTCGTCTCTTCCGAGTCTCTGGTGTCTGCCCACAATTTCTCAAGGACTTCCTTCTTGAAGCAGGACTGTGTGCTTATAGGACTCAACGCTTCCTCTATAGTCCTGGGGTAATTCCCCTCAACCACCCAGGGGGTGTCCTCATTCTCCTTGACAAGTTTCTGATACCACTCCTCGTCCCTATCAGGTCTAACCAGGCAGTCATAGAACAATGCCTTAAACCCATTCTTCCCTGCCTTAGCCTTCTTCCAGTGGTTCTTGAAGTAGCTGTCGGGCTTAGTCTTATCAACTGTGCTTACTGATACGAGTTGCGCCCCCTTAATATCGCCCACAGTGGCTCTGGTGTGACTCAGGTTGACCTCGTAGAATTCGTGAAACTCACTTTCATCGTGGATGACCAGTCCCGCTGTTTCCCCTATTCCAGCGGTTTCGGTCGATGGATAGCTCCTTATCCTCGATTTCCAGGGAGTCCCGTCCTTCAAGCTCTCAAAGCCGAACGCCTCAGTCGAGTTCGGGTTGACATTAAATATCTTCAGCCAGTCGGGTAGATTATTGTATATAACCCTGGACTTGCCGAGCAATGACTGAGCCTCTACAGCACCTTGAGAAAATTCCAAGACACTCCACCCCGGGATTGTGTAGTCAAGCCACACCGCCCATATCGCCAACGCCCAGCTAATCCCTATTTGTTTCGACTTGATGAGGTCTATTAAGGGTTCTGTCTCTAACTGATGGAAAAAGTCATCTATGTTTTCCCATATCTCGTAGTCTTTTCTTAACTCACCAGGTTCCTGTATCTTTACATACGGCAGGAACGCCCTTACATTGGTTCCTATCTTCGTTATCTCTTCTATCTGACCGCTACTTAGCTTTTCCATATTACCCACATTATGTAAAGAACGCTATTTTCCTCCAGCTGTGTGCATAAGAAACCATTATTTAAACCCTCCCTAAGCTACTATATTGAGGTCACTCCTATAAAGCAGCCGAAAATCATCTCCACCGCCTATTGCTCCACCCGTCGAGACATCAACTGTATCATAAGTGGCATCTACGGTGATATTTCCTGCTCCTGAGTAGTCGGCTGCATTCTTGGTGCACTTGTAGACATCCTCTGTGCCATAGATAATATTTGCCAGCCCCAGCTTGGAGCCTATACCGACATCACAGGTATCACCTGCCCCTGTTCCTGTTCTGCTCATTAGCTTGACATGAGTAATGATGGCAAAGGCACGATTGGTCTCTCCTGACCAGCCACCATCCTCATCAAAAGTCTCAGTAACAATATCTCCCTTAGCGGTAACTCCCTTAATCTCAAGGTCAAATTCAGTAATATTGCCGTGAGTCAAAGCCCAAGTTATCGTTCTTGGGCAGTCAGGCTGGGCATCTATGGTGAAGGTTATTGGGATTGCTGCACTAAGGTCTTCATTATTCCTTACATGATTGGCTGAAGTTGCCAGAACATCCAAGAAGAGGTCACTAAACTGCCTCTTATCTGGAACTGCAACAGGAGCTATACCTACAAGGGTAGCGAGGGTTCTTGAGAATCGCGCAACATCAGCTTCGCTTAAACATAAAGGTAGTTTTCCAGCAAGGAGAACATCACCCTTCCAGTGGTAATCAGCAGATTCAACGTGACGTCCCACAGCGTATGCTCCTGCATTGGCGGCTGGGCTATCGCCACCAGAAAAGGAAGCTTGTAACTGACCGTTGCAATATAGCCTGCCTACTTTTGTGGTGTCATTGTAAGTACACATGAATATGAGGATGTCGTTCTGGGCAAAGCCAAGCAGCTTCGTAGCCTGTTGGCTTGTAGCCTGCCCAATCTGACGGAAAATAAAGACATTGCCACCTGCATTATTCAGTTTCTGAAGGTATACTCTATTGTCGTTATCATAGAACCAGAAAAAGACTACACGGTTTTCATCCTCACTCTCAAGGAAGTCTGGCGATACCACCGCAATCCATGTTCTGTCTCCATTAGCTACAATATCATCAGTTCTCCCCCCCGCAGGATGTCGGATATATTGACTTGTGCCATTCAAAGTCAACCTACCCCAGCCAGTAGCTGGAACCGTACCCCAGGTCGGGCTATTGAGAATTACACCATTATCTCCACTACCAGATATATCATGTGCTTGCTCTCCTGCCCCAACTTGTAATGGCCAGAGAATATCCACTTTCCAGAAACCTAAAGTAGCGTGGATACGAGCTATATCTTCGTCTTGCAGAACTCCGAGACTGGTTCCCTTATTTCCCCTAAATGAGACCTTAGTATTACCATAGCCCTCGAAGTCTATAGCAAGGCCAGTATAATTGACAAAGTAGTTGTTTTCGACTATTACACCGACAACATTGAGGCCAATTTTCACACCGTTGGTCGCAGTACTGGTGCCATTCATGTAGCAGTTAGAAACCTTTACGCAGCCGGCGTTCACAATTATGTCAATGTTGTTCCCATCCTCAGTGTAGCAGTTATCAACCTTGCAGTTGCTCGCAGCGTTAGCAAACTCTATAAAAGTATAGCCATACTCAAAGATACTATTTAATATGTTGAACTCTACCCCATCGGCGACATATACACAGGTGCCATCTAAGGGAGCATTATACTCATTGAAGTAACAATTGACTACTGTATTATTATTGCCGACCGTGTGATAGATAGCGTAGTTCTCAAACCCAAGAAAGATACAGTTGTCATAAGTTAATTGAGCACTATGAACAACATGAGCAAGCTCGTCTGTAACTCCATCCCTACCGCTGAGGTAAACCCTCTCTATGGTGCTTTGGTTCAGCTTATTGATTTGAATATTATACGCATCGCCATTGGCAATTTTCAAGTCCCTAATATGGACACAGTAAATGTGGGCAGCCCCAGAACCCAGCCCAAGACCTACGCAAGCACCATCCGCATCTAGTATAGTAGCTATGCCCTGCCCTTCAAGTATCACATTACTTTTGTCTATAGATAGCATCGTAGCTAAGACAAAGGTTCCTGCTGATAAAACGACCTTACCGCCACCAGTAGGCAAGGCATCAATGGCTGCCTGTATCTCTACCTCGTCAGCCGTGCCGTCACAGACATAATCTGCTTGAGCTTTCGATGCAGCAAGACTGTCAGCGGCAGCTACAACCTTGGTTGCTCCTCTTACAGGAACAGGTTGAAATATACTTAACCCTCCTTGAAATATACTTAACCCTCCACCACTCATTATGGGTTCACCCCTTTAAGTTTTTTCTGTGGCCTACTTCCTTTACCATATTTCTATCCTTTCCGCAAAGTATTTAGCCCCAGCCCTCATCTCCCTTTATATTATGTAAAGAAGCCTATTTTATACCTTCCATTCTCTGGGGTCAATTTATATCAACCCCCTTTTCTCCCTCAAGGCGTGTATGGGTGTCTCTGACCCCCGGCTCTGAGCTTCTACTCTCCACACCAGCCCCCACCAGTTGAGGCAAAAAGGCTAAGCCTATGATTCAGTAGTAGCCAGCAGGTCCCCTACCAAAGAGAAGGGCATTGATGCCCTGCCGATACCATAGAGGACATTACCGAGCAGGTTACGTTGAGCCAGTGAAGAGAGGGAAGCTGCAGAAGATATATGAAGCACTGGCTCAACCAACGCCCCAAGAATAGCCGGGTATTGCGTTAGACCTTCCCCTGTTAGACCCCCTGGTTCGTTAGACCTTTTCGTTAGACTCCTCTTTTTCCTCATGTACTCCCTCTGGTAGTCGCGCTTCTGCTCTTTGCTCAGGCTCATCCTTCACCTCCCCGTAATCAGCTTCAATAATCTGTTTACGCCTGTATGCTGAGGCTATCTGTAATATCCTGCCTACCATGCCAGCTGCTAATGCCTCGGTGGTCTCAGCCTCAATAGCAGTCTTGACACGCCCCAAGCGTCTATCCCATATATACATCAACATCTGTGTGTCACCAGCCAAAGCCTTGTTAATTGTCTTGTCAACTATCTCTTTCGACTGGAAATCGAAGCGCTTGTTGAAGTAGCGCAAGACATTGAGGGGAGTAGGTTTACGCCCCGAGC